CCATCTGACTCCACAGCCTTCATCAAACCATTATGATAAACATCAGGCAAGAACTTTGTGCCAACAACCAAGCAGTTGTTTGGCTCATCTGGTACCGTTCTGTACATGATTACCACTTTGGCTTTTGACTCGTCCGCCAACTCTCCAATGTGCTTGAAATGTCTTTTTGGACCTGTCTGACCATCGCCTGCCTGTCCGGTGTTATCACCCATTGGCATGGCTTGGTTGTTTACGTTCATTAGTGTTGCCATTTTATTTTCCTTCCGCTGGTGCTGTAGCCTTTGCGGCTGTTTCAGTACCTGCTTGTTGGCCTTTTTCCACATTCACTAAGAATGTGTTTAGTTTGTTAAAGAGTGTTCCTACACCTGCCAACTCTGCGGCCTTGAAAGCACCTCTCGTAGATGCCACGTCGATTATTGATGCTAGACCTTTCAAGTCGCCGATCGATAGTGCCATTGGATCTGGTTGTGCTGGAGCAGTAGTTTGGGCCGTCGCCTTACTTGGTGCTACAACAGTCTCCGTCTTTTTTGTTTCTTCTTTTGCCATTTAAGTTTCTCCTAATTGCAATTGGTATTAATATACGTATATTATACTAAAATTAATTATGTAGTGCAACGATTAGATTTGATCAATTTGGGCTTTACCACTCAGGGCAAAGAGAGTGAGGTCCCCAGGATTTTCAAAACCAATTACGGTAATTGATCTAGATTGGTCACCTTGATACATGACATCTTTGGAAATTGAATATCTGCCTGAACAATTTTCGTAGATCCATCTTTTCATTTTTTCTATTTCAACATCATGTGCCTTAATTATGGTGTTCACAAAATGCGGTGGCAAAATATCCAGTTCCCTTTTAAAAAAATTATTTGGATTTATTTTCACGTTTCTTCATCCATTCATAGGCATCTTGCCATCTTTGCTCAGTTGTTTTTTTAGGGCCTTCATAAAGTATGTCTTTGTTGGTATTACTAGGACCAAGCACTTCAACGCCTTTCCAAAACATGGCAAACACTACAGCCATCATTATTATTACAATATACTTACTCATGAGCCATACCATACATCGTCATACAATGGAGGATCGTCCGGATCCGGTTTTTTCACGTGCGGTATATTATGAAACTGTTTAAAAGTAAAGTATACGGCGAAAATTATTCCAAGATGTCCTATTACCAACCCAACCCAACCATATAGCATTGTTGCCATTGAAAAAAAATAAACAGTAAAAACCGTACTCCAAACGAAACTTAACACAACTAATATTTGCAGTCGGACAGTCTTAGGCAAGGCCCTTAAGTCATTTTTATTGTCATCGAACAAAATTGTTGCAGTGTCTATCATCCAATTTTTAAAACATTTTACTTTTATCATGGATCCTGAATACCATTGTTCTCTTTTTTCCATTATCCTATTCCTATTTCAAAAATTAGGAGTGTCATAAAAACAATGCCTACACCGATTGTGATTGGGCTTTTAAGCATAATGATACCTTACTGCTGAAACAACAATCACTAAAACAAATATTACTGTTGAAACATATAAAACTTTTGTATCTCTAGTCATTATACTGTACTGTTAGTCCAAAGGGTGCTTCGATGTCCCTTTCGTATGGGTTGTTGATTAAAAATATAGTATCACAATAGTGTTCGTCACCCCAACTGCTAAACGGCCAACCATCTGTGAACATAACAAATTTCTTGGGCTCTATGCCTTGCTCCTTCATGTATTCCCAATTACATTCGAACTCTGTTCCCCCACCTGAGCCCAGTTTATAATCTAACAGTTCGTCTGCATTATCAGGCGTGAAAACTTTTGGATTAAACACCGCAGTGTCAAAACTCCAAAGATGTATTCTAAAATCTTTATATTGATCCATTATGTTTTTGACTTCAGTCAAAAATTCTTTACATTGGTCATTACTGATACTACCACTGGCATCTAAAGCCAAGCATATATCAATCATCTCATCATTGTTCTGTCCAGGCAGTATGGCTGAAGTATGCCAACTTTTTCTACTAGGTCTCATCCAAGTGTAGTCTGACTTTAGTGTGCTCATTATCTGTTGTTGTAAAATTTCTCTCCAATCCATCTTAGGCTCTGTAAGATCTTTTACTAGTCTTTGTAATGCTCCCGGTAAATTACTAGCACCCGTGCTCTGTGCCGCACTTACCATCGCCTCCTTGACTTCATCACGTATCTTCTTCAATTCTTCTTTCGTATACACAGGCTTTCCACTTTTGCCACCTTTTTTCTCTTTGCCCTTGCCTTCACCTCCGCCATCACCTTTACCCCACTCTTGGTGATCGTCCATCAGTTCACCCATTTTCTCTAGGAACTTCTTACCATTTTTCTTAGCAGTCTTAAACAAGTCGTCGTATATTCTTTCAGAAGCCCAATCCTTATACTTGTCATCTTGGAAACCTTTATTCTCACCTTTTTTGCCTTTGGGCATTTCACCAATATTGCTGTCTTTCAATATTTGGTTTACGGCATAGTCCGCCGCAATGTTCCAAAGTTGTGGATCTCTATCTCCAATTCTCACTAACATATGTTCGAATACATTGTGTAATACCTCATGACCAAATAGGAACTCTGCTTCCTTTGGCGTAAGTGAATCTATGAACTTTGTGTTGTAATAGAAGTGTCTACCATCTGTGCCTGCTGTCGGACACCAGTCGTCTGCATTAACAAGTTTCAGCCTAGTAGCCAGGTTGCCGAAGAACGGATGCTTTAATAGTAAGGCAATCCTTGCGGTAACTAATTTGTCTATTATTTTTTGTTCTTTATAATCCACTATTTAGACTCCATAGCAGTGATAACATATTTTCCAAACTTCTTATGGAATCTATCAAATGATTTTAATTTGCTAGGATCGAACGGAAGTTTGTAATTTGTTAAGGCAATCTTCGCACCCATTACAACCAACTCAGTTTCAAAGTTGTCCATCATGTAATTGAAAAACCTATCTGCTTGTTCATTCCAAGTTTTGTCTTTCTTTTCGTGTGCCTGTTGTAGTTCATAGCAAAGAGAGACTGTAAGAGAGTACATTGCTGATATCTCTTTACTTTTTAAATCTTTTACTTTACCGCTTAGTATATCAGATGGGTTAGGAAGCTGACCGCTAATCTTACGATGATTCATAAACTTAACGGCCAGTCCTTCTCCTACGCAACCTGCAACGAGGTCAGTGAGCGTACTTTCTGGCAGGTCATCTGATAGAAGTTGAGAGACGAAACTCCATGATCTTGGAGTTGCGAATGACCTAGAACTGCCTCTAGGATCAAAATCGTATAAATCTTGTTTAGCAAATGTGCAATAACCTACAACGTCTGCATGTATGTGTTGGTTTGTGGCCCATTCCATCCAATCTTCGAAATCCACTCTAAGTTCAATATGGACAAATCTGTTTGCCAACGGGGCAGGCATTCTATAAGTGACTCCTTTGTCACTATCTCTATTACCTGCGGCTACAATTGAAACGCCTTCTGGTAAGTGATACTGTCCTACTCTTCTGTTTAAAATTAACTGATAGGCCGCCGCTTGTACTGCCGGGGCCGCCGAATTAAGCTCATCTAAGAAAACAATGGCCTTAGATTTTGGATCTGTTGGTAATTCTGCCGGACTTGCCCATACCATGTTATTTTCTTTTGAATTGTAATAAGGAATACCCTTAATATCTGTTGGCTCCCATAAAGGAAGTCTAATATCTATAACTTCCCTTCCTTCAGCATCTGCAATCTGCTTAACGATATCGGACTTTCCAATACCTGGTGCTCCCCACATCATTATCGGCCTCTGTAATTGAATACAATGTGTTAATGCTGACTTGGCTTCGTTAGGTGAAACTGTTCTGTTTTGTGAACCTACTGCGGCTTCTTTGTTTTTTGCTCTTGGCATTTTGTACACTCCTGTTTAAAATGTTTATAATAATATTATAGCAGAATTATGTTATAGGTCAACCTGGTAAACCAGTGCTAAAAGTCGCAGTTTTATTGACTTTTTTGTTCGTCCATCTTGCTCATAGCTCGTGCCAATCCGTATTTCGTGATATCTCCGGCAAATAACATGAGCTGTAATGCCATTTTTTCCATGGTTACTATGATTTTTTGTTTATCAACGTAATAAGGACAGTCAACAAACTCATCTAACCAAAGGTATGTTTGGGGTGTGAATATGACTTTGGCAGGAAACTTGATGTCGTACATCTTTATGTCAAGTTTTTCCAACATGGTAAGGCCTTGTTTGGTCAGTCGTAGCGATCTTGCTTGGTAACTTTCCCGCACATTTTGCCACCATGCATAGTAACTATTTTTAATGGTCTCGTCATGTATTGGTTGTTCCAATAGTTGCATGAAGGTTCGGGTATAGGCTGTTTTACGATCCATGTTAAAAGTAATTATCTACTAAATTTTTCGCCGGATTTTAATAGGTACACGCCAAACTTGTCAGTGTTGTGTTGGGCATTTAACTTCTTTGCTAGGTTTTCAGCATGACCTGGGTTGGAGAATGACACCTTTTTGTATTTGGGTCCAGGGTAGTTGGCAACCAAACTTGAAGATTTCAAGTTGATTGGTTTTCCATCATAGAACACCGCCCATATGCCTTCAGCCGCTAGGACCTCGTCCATTTTGAAGGTAGATTTGTTACTGTGTTGTAACAACACTGTGGGTTTAGGTCTGCTCATAATTGTAAAACTATACAACTATATTTACCAAAAATTGTGGTATGCTATTTGGACTTGAACTCTCCGCCGTCCATTTCTATGTCTATGGTCTGGGCCTCTTTGGCGGTTTTGAGTGCTTCGATAATCTCTTCTTGAATGGTCACCATACGTGTCATTACTTGGGTAAGGCTGTCAGCCAATTGGTCTGCTTCTTTGGCCTGCAAAATGATCTGTCTTTCTCCCTTTTGACGTAATGTTCTTATACGTCCTATAAGATCTTCAATGGGCCTAGTTTGTATCTTGGAACTCTTTGACTGCATTGTTCAATACCTGTTGCATTTCTATTTTTGTTTTCATAGGACCCTTGTATTTGTATCTCGAAAGTGTAATCATTTTTGGACAGTATGCTTTTCTCCACCCTTTTTCGAAACAGATTATGTAGTAACCTGCACAAAATTGACTTTTGCTCTTAGGCGTTTTTGTGTAAACAGGAAGTTGCCTTTGCACGTCAAACATTGGATTATATGGATGCTGAGTGCAAGGAAAACCGTGTACATCAAAGTTATCTGTCTGTATTTCATCTTGCTGTTTAGCGATATTTGAACTATCGAAAATTTCAAATCCAAACTTACTGAATAGACTGTCCTGTGTGTGAAATACTTGACGTTTGTCGGTTTTGCTTAAAAATGTCCACCCGTTATCTTCTTGCTTCTGTAGTGTGCCAAGTTTTTGTCCGTCCTGTTCTACTATCCAGAATTTGTCTTTGACTAGGGTCTTTGCTCTTACTGTCATGCTTGTAACCTCGCATTAAATGGCTCCACATAAAGTTGCGCCTGCTCACTAATTCTATTTAAATCATATTTGCCACAGAACCTCATGAATCTGATTCCAACTTGGTCGATGCTTTTGTTTTCGGCTTTGGCCTGCGTAATGGTTTGATCCATCTCCTCTATGATTGCTTCGGGCTGTAGATGTAGATCGACTAATAATCGATTTCTCTCATAGTCTTCCATTACTCTGTGTTCCTTTCCGTCATGGTCGACCCATTTTGTCAACATGAGATTGTTCCATGTGTACCCTTTTTCATTTCTGTCTGCGAATGCCTCTTGCAAACCTATTTTATTTTTTGTTCCTTTTGTACGGACTCCAGGATAAGCACTGAAAATGTTATCGCTTGGATCACCTCTCATTGCCTTTTCAAACACTATCCATTCTGGGTCTGGTGCCGGTTTTGCCGCTTTTAATTTTTTGTCTATCACGTGTTTACCTTTACTATCAAACCAACCCTCGTGTGTAATTGTTGTTTCTGTAACACCATTGTACTGCTTAACATTTTTTGCTACTAATTGATTAAGATCTTTGTCTGTGCTTATTATAACATGATTCGTGTCAGGATGTTTATCTATCCAACGTGCAATCAGATCATCGGCCTCTGTTCGTGCGTTTCTTAGTACGGTTGCATTTGTTTTCGTTTTTATAAAATCACAAAAATCATCATAGCACTCCCAAAACACTTCATTTTCTTCCTTTTCTTTTTCGGTCATTGCGTCTGCCATTTCTTTTCTGTTCCTTTTATATGGTGCGTAATGATCCTTACGCCATGATCTACCCTCTAAACAGAACACAAGATGATCCCCGTCAAAATCCTGCCATGCTTTTTTAATTGAATTCATCATGATGTGTATTGCCATACCAACCTTCTCACTGGTATCGCCTCTAATCACGTGCCTAGCCCTAAAGAATGTATTGGCTGTGTCTACAAGGATGTGTGCCATTAGGACACCTCAGTTTTGCCATCGTCTCTTCTGTTTATCTGAACGTATCCAGATCCAGTGACGTCAAGTCCTTGTTCGTTGCCTATTGTCCTGCACAGTGTTTGGAACCACCTGTCCACAATCTCTTCTTCAGTCTGTCCTTGGTAGCCACTCTGTTTTAACATGTTTACAA